CGCGCCCGCACCGCCGCCCGCCGCGCCCGCCGTGGCGGCGCCCGCGCCCGCCGCGGAAGCCAAGCAGGACCCCCCGGCCAGCGAGTCCCCCAAGGAGGCCGCTCCGCCCCCGGCGGAGGAGCCGGTCGCCGCTGACGAGTCGGCGGATACGGCCGAGGTGGCCGACGGCAAGAAGAAGGGCAAGAAGGGCGGCACGAAGGGCGCCGACGCCAAGGCTGGCGAGTGATGGCGGGGGCATGCCCAAGCTGCGGCGGCGCCCTGGTCCCGCAGTCGAATGCGCCTGCGGGCGCCAAGCGCTTCGTGTGCGAGGAGTGCCGCACGGTCGTGGACGCGGCCGGGCGGCGCTTGTTGACCGGCACGGCCGCGCCGCCGTCCGCGCCGCCCCTCCTGGAGGGGTAACATGCCGATTACGGCGTCTCTCATCGTGCCCGCGCCCACCTCTCCTCCTAAGCAGAGCAGGGAGGAGCTGATGCAGTGGATCCCACGTCAGCTCGGCTACCCGGTGATCCAGGTGGAAGGGCACATGCAGCACCTGGAAGACGCCGTGGACCAGGCGGTGAGGTGGTTCGTCGCAAAGAAGGGCATCACCAAGAAGGCGAGCCTGATGGTCCCGGGGACGGAGACCCAGTTCCAGCTTGCGGACGAGATGAGCAGGGTGGTGGATGTGGTCTTCCAGGAGCCCAACTTCGACGTGGCGGCGATCGGATACCCTTTCATGATTATGGGTGGGCTGATCCCATCCAACACCGTACTGTCCAAGCAGACAGTGGGCGGCTTCTACAGCAACGTGTACCAGCTCCTCCAGTACACGAAGATGGCGAGGCTCATCATGGGGGCAGACCTGGAATGGTCGCAGAACGGGCGGACGTTGGCGATCTACGGGGTCAAGAGTCCCACTTTGGCCGTTGTCGAGTACATCCCCTACCACATCACCATCGAGCAGCTTGAAGCGCGTGACTTCCTTCTGGTCCAGAACTACGCGCTGAGCTGGTTCAAGAAGGTGCTTGGCCGAATCCTCAGGAAGCACAAGTCCCTCCCAGGGGCCGATGGCTCGATCGAGATGGACGGCGCCGAGCTGATCACAGAAGCGCAGGAGGAGCTGGACAAGCTGGAAGAGGAGATCGGCAAGTCGGGCTACCCCATGATGATCGTGAGGGGGTGATATGGCGAGCGTCCCCACTTGGCGCGGCGTCGAAGTAACGCCAGGCCCGTTCCGCGGGGTGGATCGTCTCCATTTCGGGGACGAAGATCTGCCGCTTTTCGATTCCGTCACGGTTGAGCGGACAGCCGCCAGTGGGACGGAGCTGGACTTCTATTTCCGCGACCTGTTCGGCTCCGTTAAGAGTCAGTACGGAGACGAGACCAAGGTGTGGCGGGGGCCGTACAAGCTGATGGCGGACGTCAAGTGGCCAGAGAAGGCCCCGGAGGCGACGGAGCAAGGCGGGAAGGCTACCTGGGAGGCCAAGGTGTGGGTGCCAAGGGCCAACTACGACAAGATGCGCTTGCAGGCCCCGAAAGTCGGGGACGTCGTGCGTGTGTGGCGAATGCCGTACTACCAGTCCTTCGGGCAAAGCGATCTGACAACGGAGAATGCCCCCGCGCGGGGCGGATACTTCTTCACCGTGGACAAGGTGTCGGACAAGGGCCACATCGCCGACACTGGTACCTTCGTGGGGTTTGAGCTGACCGTCAAGAGGGATTCCGAGTTCACCCCAGAGAGGATCATCGCCCCATGAAGATCGAAGTCGCCAAAAAGGTGGCCGGGGGGCTCTCGATCTTTTGCGCCACCTGCCGCGCACACTGGGACGGGGAGGCTTGGGGGACTCCCTGCGCGGAGCGCCGCCCCTGCGGTTCCCCGCTGGTGGGGCTGGCGTTCCCGCACTACCGCCCCATCCCCGGGATCAGTCGTGAGGCGCTCCGGGGGTTCTGTTTCATCTGCGGGGGCGCTCCGGCTGGAGCGGTGCGCGCGGAAGGGACGCAGGACCACTTCGGCGTGTGCGACACGCACCGCGCCCGGCTCAAAGACTTCAAGCCGACGGGAGGCGCCGCTGGTGGGCTTCTGGTCCATCACGACGGGACGTTTGTGCCAGCCTCCCAGGTTGTCCTGCGCCCTCGGACCCTGTCTGAGGAGATCTCCCACAACTGCCAGGTTTTGGGTGGCGAATGAGGGAGGATGAGAAGCTGGAGGCCGCGCGGCGCTACCTGGGTTCCCTGGCGGGGCGCTACGAGCGCCTGATCCAGGCCCTGGCAAGGCGCGCGGCCATCACGGCCCTGGAGGACATCCACCGCCTCCTCCCCGATCGCGCGGCCTACCGCGTCTACCGGCGCAGCTTGCGGCTGGTCAGCGTCATGGGCCAGCCAGGGACTTGGGGCGTCCAGGCCGATCCCCGGGCGGCGGGCGTGAAGAAGCTGGATTCGACCAAGACCGCGATCTACGTGAAGCCGCGGGCGGGCGGGCGGGCCCCCGCGGCGGTGTACGTCCTGAGGAAGTGGGGACCGTGGACGGTGGACACCATCCCCTTCATTCCAGAACGGAATGTATGCCTGGTGGAATACAGGAAGGTACCTCAGAGCTTTGTTGTTTCGGTGGCGGCGCGCAACCGGGCCCAGAAGCGCTTGTGGCAGCACACGTTGGGCCAGGTGGGCAAGAAACCGTCTTCGGCCAAGCTGACGGCCATGCCGCCCAAGGTCGGTGCCGTCCCCGATTTTGCCCTTGACGCTATGCGGATGGAGTTCGGGCTGAACGGGGTTCGCGCTATGCCCCACTGGGCGCCCGCTCTCAGAAATTTGGCGCGGGGTGGACTGCGCGCTATATCTAGAGAAGAGCACTTGCTTAGGCTCTTGGATGGTGCCGATCAAAGTTGGAGACTTCCCGCGCCGCGGTCGGCGGTCATCAGTCAAGGCGAGGCGGCAAGTATCGATTTCTTCCAGAAAAGGTTGAGGTAAAGCATGACCCCCCGTACCAATGTGATCCTTGAGCACCTGACCCAGAAGCTGCGCCGCCAGGAGTCGGCTGGCACGCTGGCCCCGGTCCGCCGCCCGCGGCAGGAGTCCCGGCGCCGGGGGCGCCCCGTCCGCGAGGGCGACGAGGCGTTCGGGCCCGAGAGCGCGCAGGAGTTTGGTGACAACGATCACCAGGCTTCGCAGCCGGGCGTCGGAGGCGCCGAGAACATCGGCGACCACAACGCCGCCCTCCAGCGCTTCATGAACGCGGCCCGCGACGCCCTCAAGCACAGCGTCGGCTGGGATGAGGGCAAGGCGGACAGCCACATCCGCAAGGTCGCCAGCGATCTGGCGGACGAGAACATGCTGCCGCCCCTCCCCTCCGAGGGGGACGAGAACGAGGCGGAGGGCATCGCGCTCTGGCTGGCCGCCGCCCCGACCGTCGGCTTCATCGCCGAGCTGCTCCGCCGCGCCTACGAAGGCGAGTAGCCGGTGTCCTCCCCTGCCGAGGTAGAGGCGCGGGCCCGCGGCGCCGCCCGATCGGGGGAGGTGTTCCTTGAGGACTTCGACAAGGGCATCTGGCAGACCCTTGGCGCCACCATGGACCCCGCGGGCAACATCTACCTTACCATCCCCGGCGTCGCCCCGCCGCCGCCATCTGACGTGGTGAAGAGCTACCCGGGCATCCCGGTCATCTTCAGCTCCCCTGAGGCCCCCTCAACCGCCAAAGTGCTGCCCATGGTGGAGATCAACCGGGGGGAAGAGTCGGAGGCGTTCACGCGCACCCACGCCTCCCAGCTCAAGTATCGGGCGCCCGCCCAGTCGGCGCGGGAAGTGGTTTCCCCGTTGGGGGCGCTGGGGTGGGATGCGGTGGAAGAGCAGGTCGCCTCACGGCAGGTGGACATCTCGTACACCTTGATCGTCCGGGCGCGTCGCGAGGACACCGCCATCCTCATGCGGCGTTTCGTGGCGCGCGTCTACACTCAGCGCGGTGTGGTCAGGGTGGTTGACTCGGAGGGTGATGAGCGCATATATGAGTGCGAGCGTGAAGGCATCTCCTCTGCTAAGGATCTGGGCGCCGACCTGAATCAGCGCGAGTGCTCCTTCACCTTCAGCCTGAAGGTCCAAGGAGAAGACGATGAGGCTGCCCCGCATGTGCTGCGCGTGGTCACTAGCGCTAATCAGGTGAGAGAGAGAATCCTATGAACATCATCGAGTTCCACAACGCGGGCTGCAGCCCTCTGACGCTCACACTGGCCGACGGCTCCCACTGCTTTGTGGGCCCCAAGGCGGCGGCCCGGATCCCGGTTGGCCTGGCGGGGAGCGCGGACGTGAACGCTGCGCGCCTCCGCGGGGAGCTGGTGCTGGTGCGGGTCATCCCCTGCCAGGAGGCCGCCCCCCCGGCCGCCGTTGAGGCTGATCGCGTGGTCTCCGCTTCCGATCCTGCCAGCTAGCCCGCGCGAAAATTTGGCAGACCCCCCCGGCCGCGCCAGACTTACTCAGCAGACGAAGGATAACCCACATGGCCGCAATGCTCTCCCCCGGCGTCTTCATTACTGAGGAAGCCAGTCAGACTCAGGTAACCAGCGCGGTCAGCGTTTCTGCGCTGGGCATGGTCGGTTTCAGCCCCAAGGGGCCAACCGACGTGGCGACGCGCGTCACCTCTTGGCCTGATTATCTGAGGAAGTTCGGCGGGTTCAACTCGAACTCGTTCACTCCCATCAACTGGGCCGCCTTCTTCAACAACGGAGGCCAGGTGGGGTACGTGGTCCGGGTGGTCCCGGCCGACGCCGTGCGCGCGACCGCCAAGGTGATCAGCGTTCACAGCGATCAGATCATGAATGTGGGAGACGGTGTGACCGCGACGGTCACCAACGCCGTCCTGACGCCCACTCCGTTCGCCGTCAACTCCGGGAGCACGCCGCTTGTCCCAAGCGGCGCCACTTTCCGGTGGCGCGGGGCAGGCACCTTCGTGGCCGCGTCCGCCCTCAAGAAGAGGGATGGGGCCACGGCGATGGTCGGCGACACCAGCATCCTCAAGTTCGAGGGCCGGATCAACCCGTCCGCGATCCCGGCGGTGGAGGCTGGGCTGCTGGCGGTGGTCCCCAAGGTCACTGGCGACGCCAACCCAACCACCCTCAAGTGGCTGTCGAGCGCGGCCAACAAGACGCTGACGCTGGTCTACCCGAACCTGGCCGCGACTTCCAACCCAGTGGTCAGCGGGACCAACGGGGCCGGGACCACTGCGACCCTGGACCACCGGACCGGCATCATCTCGATCCTGTTCGCGGTTTCGGAGGTGCCGGACGTCGGGGCGATCACCCTGGACATGACCCCGGCGGGCCCGACGCTGTCTCTGACCGACAACGGCAGCGGGGTGCTCCCGGCGGGCTCGCTCCTGACCGGGGCGGGGTCCATCAACTACAATACCGGCGCGTACTCCTTCACCACGACGGCGGGGGCGAACGTTCCCCACAAGGGCGGCTCCGTCCTCTGCACCTACTCGATCTACGCCTGGTCGCTGAGCCCGATCAGCAAGGGGGCGTGGGCGAACGATGTCCGGCTGGCGATCCAGGGGTCGCTGGACTGGTACACCCCTTCGACCGCCACCTACAGCAAGCACAACGTGCTGGTGGGGGTGTACAACTCGGTGACCGGGCTCTATGACACCGTGGAGACCTACACCGATGTCGTGATGAACGACGCCACGTCCGCGGACTTCTGGCTGGATCAGATCAACGCGGTCTCTTCGTCCCTGACCATCGCCAGTCCGGGCGGGAACGAGGCGCCCCTCCAGCTCAACGGTCTGGCGCGGCGCCAGGTGCTGGCCGGGGGGGATGAGACTTCGGGGGGGCAGGTGGTGTCGGTCACGCTGGGCCAGGCTCCCCTGCAGGTGCGGACCCTGGTCATCACCTTCACCGACAATACCGGCGCCGCGCGGACCATCAAGGACGACGGTGTCGGGGGGCTGACCGGCGACATCGACGCCAGCGGGACCAACGCGCTGAACTACACGACCGGCGTCCTGTCTCTCAAGGCGGTGGCGCCGATCAAGGCGGGGACACTGATCACGGCCGTCTACCGGAGCGTTCCGGCGGAGGCCGCCCACTACGAGAAGTTCGGCGACGCGGACAAGTCCTACGTGGCGGGCTCCGACGGCACCTTCGACTCCGTCAACTACGGGCGCGACCAGTTCTCCGTCAGCACGCTGGCGGCGGCCACGCAGACCCTGGGGAACGGCCAGGTTCTGACTGGCCGGGGGCTGTACGCTCTCACGCAGGTGGAAGACCTGATGCAGGTGGCCATCCCGGACTTCGCGGGCAACCTGACGATCACGCAGGACATCCTGGACTACGTTGACGGGCGCGCCCTGCTGGCCCCCGGCGGCGATCGCTTCGCCATCCTCACGGTCCCCAAGGGGAGCACGGCGCAGGCGGCAGTCGATTGGTTCCGCTACTCGCTGGCGCGCCAGACCAGCTTCGCGGCCCTCTACTGGCCGTGGATCAAGGTCGCGGATCCGCTGAGCACCTCGCGCATCCTGACCGTGCCCCCGCTGGGGCACATCGCAGGCATCTACGCCCGCACCGATGCGAACCGCAACGTCTCCAAGGCCCCGGCCGGGGTCAACGACGGCGCCCTGCGCTTCCTGTCCGGGCTGGAGACGCGCCCGACGCAGGAAGACTGCGATCTGGTCTACCCGAATCGCATCAACCCCCTGAAGGACTCGATCCAGGCGCCCCGGTGCGTGTTCGGGGCGCGCACGATGAGCAACGTGAAGGAATTCCAGTTCGTTCCCGTGCGGCGGTTTTTGATGTACTTGGAGCGGACCATCTACACCAACACCCACTGGATCTGCTTCGAGCCGAACGGGCCCGCGCTGTGGAACCGCATCACGACGCAGATCAAGGGCTTCTTCCGCCCCCTGTTCGAGCAGGGGTACTTCGCTGGCAACTCCCCGGAGACCTCCTACGTGATCAAGTGCGACGAGGAGAACAACCCCGTCCAGGCGCGCGAGGAGGGGAAGGTGACCATCCAGATCGGGGTCGCCACCTCGAAGCCCGCGGAGTTCATCAACTTCCGCATCAACCAGAACAACAACCTGGGCTAGACCCTGAGCTAAGGACCGCACCATGGCCACCATCACCGTGACGAACCTCGATACGACGTCGGTCACCTACCTGTCGGACTTCTACTCCACCCTGGACAAGGCCGGGAGCGGGGGCGCGAACATCTCGCGCACCTTCATCCGCGGCGCGGGGGAGATCCCCCTCCTCAACGCCCTGATGAAGCTGCAGGGGGCGGGGAAGGTGTCCGTGGTGGTCACCCCAACGTCCGACGAGATCGCTTCCGGCCTGCTCTCGGCGCCCGCTTCGGTGCAGGCGGGCGACGTGGCGGCGGTTGACGCCGTGAACACGGGCGTCCCCTTCACGGGCCGCCTGGCCTTCACCGCGGCAGGCTCGCAGAACGTGCCGATCTACCCCCCGGGGACGGAGAAGTTCCCGGGCAAGAAGTTCCGCATCACGCGGGCGTGGGCGCGCGTCGCGACGGCGAGCGCTGGCACGACCCTGAGCCTGCGCACGCTGACCGGCGGCGCGGGTACCCTGCTGGCGCAGATCGCCAGCGCCGCGACTGGCGTCAACCAGGAGAACACCGCCGTGACGGCGTCCGCCGCGGTGGACATGAGCGACGGGGTCTCCGGCCTCTTCCTCTACAAGTCGTCCGCGGCGCCGGGCGGTGAGATCTTCTGGGAGGGCGTGCTGGAGTAGGCCGGGCCGCATCCTGGTCTAGGGCCTGGCGAGATGTGAACAGAGAGGTGACCTGTGGCGCGCAGTAAGAATTCCGACTTCCTCCAGAACTTCCGCTTCGGGGCCGCGGCTATCGACGCGAACGGCCGCAACCTGATGCTGCCGGTGGGGCGGCCGGAGGCGGGCTTTGCCACCATGGGCTCCCCGTCTTCGTCCACCGACCCCGTCGAGTATCGGGAGGGGCAGTTCATCTACACCCGCAAGCAGCCTGGCCTCCCCAAGATGGAGGACATCGACTGCACCCGCGGGGTGACCAGGGGGGACACGTCCTTCTACGCTTGGCTCCTCAACGTCAAGGAGGGCGGCGACAACGAGTACCGCGCGGACGTGGACCTGTTCCACTACGGGCGGCGCGCCCTGGTGGCGGGCAGCTCGATCATCAAGAGCGATGCGAAGCCCGACATCGTCTACCACCTCTACGAGGCGTTCCCGATCCGCGAGAAGACCACGGCGGACCTGGAAGCCACCAGCGGGGAGATTTCGGTCGCCACGCTGGGGATCGCCTACGAGAGCTACAAGACCGAACACGTCGCGTAGCCGCGCCCCGCTCCTCACTTTTCCACACGATGGTTGATTCCGGGCCCGGACCCGGGTAGGTTGAGGACATGGCCCGCCGGAACCTCCAGGACTTCCTTCAGAGCTGCCACTTTTGGTTGGTGGACGTGGGGGGCTTGGAGCCCGGGGCCGTGCCTGTCCTCCTGCCGAACTACGGGTTCACAGAGATCTCCGCCCCCTCCATCGAGGCGGAGATGCATCAAATTGTTGAAGGGAACTGGCCTTTTAAGCGCCAGGTCATCAAGTCGGGCGAGGTGGGACCGATCACCCTGAAGAGGGGGGTTGCGTTCGAGGACTCCGACTTCTGGCGCTGGTTCATGTCCTCCCTCACTGGCGTAACTTCCGGCTGGGGGTCAACGGGCGGGACCTCTGTGGGGGGGGTCTCCCCCCGGCGTAACCTGCTGCTGCTGCACTTCTTCGGGCGCAACCCCTTCTCCGACCCCGCGGCAGTCGCCCTTGCGGCTTTTGGGGCGGGGATCCCGTCGTTCCCTTCGCCGCGGTTCCCCGCGCGCGCCTTTATGCTTTACGACTGCCTCCCCAGCCGCTATAAGGCGGGGTCTGACTTCGAGGCCACCAGTGGGGAAGTGTCGGTCAAGGAACTTGAAATTCGCCCCGAGCTGATCGAAGAGATCTCACTACTCGCATAAGGACATACAGAATGATCAAGGCTCTGTTCAGCGGCGGGTCCGACCCGCTCAAGTCGATCCAGTGGGTGGAACGCTCCATCGTCCCGCAGGGGCGCAAGGAGGCGATCGTGGTCACCATGCCGGATAAGTGGTCCGGCAACTCCTGCAAGGTGTTCGCCTCGCACTACCTGCGGGTGGTGAACGGTGTGCAGGAGACGTCCGCCGAGCAGGCCATCCGGCGCCTGACGGAGACGTGGTCCAACTGGGCCCTGCTCGACGGGTACCTGGACGCGGGGCAGGCGGAGCTGTTCAAGCACGAGCTGGCCGCGGCCCTGGTCCAGCAGCGCTGGAGTCCGAACTCCCCCGCCTGGTACAACCTCGGCGTCGTCGAGAAGCCGCAGGGGTCGGCGTGCTTCATCTCGTCGGTTGACGACGACATGAAGGCGATCATCGCCCACCAAGCCTACGAGACTACGGTCTTCACCGGGGGAAGCGGGACGGGCACCAACCTGTCCTCGCTGCGCCCCCGAGACTGGCCGCTGACCACGGGGGGCAGCTCCTCCGGCCCCACGTCCTTCATGCGGGGCTTCGACGGCTGGGCGGGCATCACCAAGTCGGGCGGCAAGACCCGCCGCGCCGCCAAGCTGGTGTGCCTGGACCTGACGCACCCGGACAGCCTGGACTTCATCGAGGACAAGGCGACCGCGGAGCGCATGGCCTCCGACCTGATCGATGCTGGCTGGCCGTCGGACTGGAATGGGATCACCTACGCCTGGCTGCCCTTCCAGAACGCCAACAACTCCGTCCGCGCCTCCGATGCCTTCATGCGGGCGGTGGACCTGGACGGGGACTGGACCTTCACCTGGAAGGACCAGCCGATCCGCACCGTCAAGGCCCGCGACGTGTGGAACCGGATCTGCATTGCGGCCTGGACCTGCGGGGATCCCGGGCTGATCCTGGACGACACCACCAACGCCTGGCACACCTCGCCCGGCGGGGGGCGGATCCGCGCCGCGAACCCCTGCATCGAGTTCTGCTTTCTCGACGACTCCGCCTGCAACCTGGCCAGCCTGAACCTGCGCAAGTACGACAAGAACGGGGTGGTGGATCTGGAGTCCATGGAGCACATGGTCTACCTCTCCATCCTCGCGCAGGAGGTGACGGTGTCCCGCGCCTCCTACCCGTCGGAGAAGATCGCCGCCAACTCGGAGGCGTACCGCCCGCTGGGGCTCGGCTATGCGAACCTGGGGGCGCTCCTCATGGAGCGCGGCCTCGGCTACGACACGGCGAAGGGCCGCCAGCTCGCCGCCGCGCTGACCAGCTTCATGGGGGCCGCGGCGCAGACCGCGAGCGCCAAGATCGCCGAGCTGAAGGGCCCGTACCAGGGCTACAAGGACTCGGCGGAGAACCGGGCGGCGGTCGCGCGGGTCATGGACATGCACGCCGAGGCGGCCGGGGATCTGGCACACGAGATGGATATCGCGGTGCTGGAGGATGGTGAGGGGCGAGACGCCGAGGCATTCGGCATCGCGCGGGCCGCTGCGCTGATCTGGCGGGGCGTGGCATCCACGACCGCGGCCGGGGAGCTGCTGCACCCCCCGCGCAACGCCCAGACCACCCTGCTGGCGCCGACCGGCACCATCAGCTTCATGATGGACTGCGACACCACGGGGATCGAGCCCGGCTTCGCCCTGGTCTCTCACAAGAGCCTGGCGGCGGGGGGCTACATCCGCATCGTCAACGAGACTGTGGGCCCGGCCCTGGAGCGGCTGGGCTACTCGGAGACCGCGCGCGCGGAGATCCTGGCGTACATCGACCGGACGGAGAAGATCGAGGGCGCGCCGGGCTTTAAGGACTCGGATCTGCCGGTCTTCGACTGCGCCTCCGTCTGCGCGCTGACGGTCAAGCCCCCGCTGACGCCCGGCCAGCGCTACCTGGCCCCGGAGGCGCACATCCGCATGATGGCGGCCGTCCAGCCCTTCTTGAGCGGCGCCATCTCCAAGACGGTCAACGCGCCGAACTCCATGACCCCGGAGCAGATCGGCGACCTGTACAAGCTGGCCTGGAAGCTGGGCCTCAAGTCGGTCGCCGTCTACCGCGACGGCTGCAAGCGGAGCGCGCCCCTCGCGGGCGCGGAGGCGAAGCGCCCGATCAACGAGAATCACCCGCACGTCCGGCGCACCCTGGACGCGGTCGCCAGCAAGCTGGGGCTGGCCCCGGGCGCCTCGCTGGCGGGCGTGCTGGAGGCCCTGGACCGGCCGCGGGAGAACGTGCGGCGGCGGCTGCCGGACCGGCGCCCCGCGGAGTGCAAGAAGTTCTCCATCGGCGGCCACGACGGGTACTTCCATGTGGGGTTCTACCCCGGCACGACGCGGGTAGGGGAGATCTTCGTCCGCATGGCCAAGGAGGGGTCCACCCTTTCCGGCATGCTGGACGCATGGGCGACGTCCTTCTCGCTGGCCCTCCAGTGGGGAGCCCCGCTGACGGCGATGTGCGAGAAGTTCATCAGCACCAGCTTCCCCCCGCAGGGCTTCACCGGGGACGAGCAGCGCGTCGCGTCCAGCGTGCTGGACTACATCTGCCGCTGGCTGATGACCAACATGGCGACGGAGACCGGGCAGGTTCTGTCGGTGGCCGCCGCCCCCGCCCCCGCGGCTTCGGGTGGTCCCGGCGTGCCGGTCCCCAACGCCGCGCCGAGCATGGGCGGCCCGCCGTGCGCGGCCCCTCACTGCGGCGGCGACACCGCGCGTAGCGGGGCGTGTTGGGTCTGCACGCGCTGCGGCACCACCACCGGCTGCGGCTAGTCCAGGATCGCCGGGGCGCGGTGCTATGCTTCCCGCATGAGCCGCGCCCCGTTCCGCCGTCCTCCCCCTTCCACCAGAGAGAGTGTGGGCCCTGTGGCCACTGCTAACGCGGGACCGCACATGGGACCGTTCGGCCATCTGTTGCGCCGCCGCGACCTGGAGGCCGACCTGGAGACCCTGCGCCGTGACGCGGCGTCCTACATCTCTGGGGGCGCCGTCCTTCCGCCGGACTTTGACGATGACGATGATGAATAGTTGCACCTCGCCCCTTCTACCATACCCTTGTAGGGTATGGAACTCGATCAGCTCACAGACCAAGTAGAGATCCCCATCCAGACCTGGGAGTCCGCGGTGTTCACGCGGTACCAGAATGTATGTTCAGGGTGTGGCGGCGCCACGCGGCTGGCCCCGCGGCTGGTCGTGGAAGAAGCTCGGGGAGGTAAGCGCACCATCGCGAATAGCACCCTCCTGTGCGTGCTGTGCGATGTAGCGCGGACCGGCTCGGCGCCCGGAGCTGGCACGCGGGCGCTGGACCTGCAAGTCAGCCGGAAGGTGTCGGACCTGATCCACACCTGGCCGGGCCGGGGGGTGTTCTCTGGGATGTCGGGGGGCCTACGTCAACTCATGGAGATGTACGTGGCAGCGCCGGGTCGGTTCCTGGACTTGGCGTTCTACCAGGACGGCGACGCGGAGGCGCAGATCAATTTCCGCGTCAGCCTGAAGCTTTACGAGGATTTTAGGGACTTGGCCCAAGGCCAGGGGCTGTCTGTTCGGGCAGCTCTGGTTGGGCTAGTCATGGCTTACGAGGAGGCCCGCGGTGGCTGAAGAGACGGCAGAGACCAGCAAGGATAACAAGGTGGCGGCCCAAGAGGCGGCCCTGGAGGCAGGGGTGCTGGACGCGACGTCCAGCGTGTGCCTCATCGATCTCCCGTGTGGGTACTTGGACCACGATGGGACGCTCCACACCGATGCGGAGGTGCGCGAGATCTCCGGCGTGGAAGAGGACATGCTGGGCGGGCGCTCCTCCTACGTGAAGAAGCTGGGGGAGCTGCTGGTGCAGTGTACGAACCGCATCGGCCCCTACACCGACAAGAAGGATCTGCGGCGCATCGTGGGGGAGCTGATGCAAGGGGATCGGGTTCAGCTCCTCCTGCAGATCAGGATCGTCACTTTCGGCCCGATGTACAGCGTCTACGAGATGTGCCCGAAGTGCGAGCGCACCGGCCCCCCGTACAGCGTCAACCTGGCGGATCTGACGGTGGTCAAGATGCCGCTTCCGCGGTCGCGCGTGCGCGATCTAGTGCTGCCGCGGTCGAGGAAGCGGGTGAAGGTGCAGTTCATGACGGGGGCCATG